AAAACACAGGGAACCCCAGTTTGAGTTCTGGCCGCAGAGGGATCGTGCAGGTGTACGTGCGGTATCCACGATTGGCACGGACTGTTTCCGCCGCCGCATACGCGAACAAACCCCACTTGTCCCCGTCGCGGAACCAACCGACAGATCGCGTAGGTTCCTCGCGAAGACCAAATTTCTGCAACTTCGGGATGTCGATGTATTCTACGGTCTCAAGGAAATCCTCGTTCCCGCCGAACTGAAATGACGGGCAGTAATTACCCCTTACCGTCATACGAGTGGTACGAACAGCCGCTTGATCTTCGGTTTCTTGCTCGTTGATGATTTCCGACAAGTAGAAGACGAACGGGTTGTTCGTGGCATTGATTTCGGTTATGGAGTTTGTCGGGTTGACGCCCACACTGGGGGTTGCCTTCGTACCCGAGTTAGGAATCGTGTTTCCCGCACTGCCGCTGCTCGCTGCGGGCGTAGTGTTGGTCGAAGTGCCGATGTTCGTTACATCCAGATTGTAGAGCGGTGGTTTGAAGATGATCTTACCATCGACATCCTGATACCCCTCGTACAGAAGGGTGTGGACAACCTGACGAACCTCGTCGAGACGGTTGACGATCTTGCTGTTCAAAAGCTGAACTGACGCAATTTCCATGTCTGGCAGGTATTGACGAATGGCAGGAAATGGGGTGTTAGAGCCGCCGATGCCTGCGGACAACGAGAAGTGCGCGAGTTGTGCGGCTTCACTATCCGTAGGGTACTTGTTGTCGCTGGCGGATCGTTTGTTTTGGTCCTGCGTGCCTTGGACATCCGAAATGTTGGTCAGAGCCAGCGTATTAGTCACGCCCGCATCCTTGTAGATAACTCCGTAAAGATGCACGTCCTTCTGAATGTTTTCCAGAATTTGCTGCCACTTCGGTGCGTAGCCCTGCACCACGGCGTCATGGTATGCGTCCGTTGGGTCTTTTATCAGTGGGCCGAATCCGGGACTGTTCTGGTTGACCGTGTGAACGTAGAAACCTTCCGTTGAAAGTCTCCGAATGAACATGTCGATAATCATCAGGTAGGGATTACAGTACGCCAAGTTCGTCTTTGTGGGCACCATTCCCATCGGAGAGTTCGAGATCGCAGCGGGAGCTAACTCCACCTGCATCAATTCGAGCATGTGAAGCGTGCCGTTACACTGCACTTGGATCGCGAGCATCTTGCCGTCATCGGTCACGGAGATGTGGCTGACCATCCCCTTAAACACTCGGCGAAGAAGCGTGGAACCATCGTTTCCGAAATAGTACCCCTTTGCGAAAACCTGCACCTGCATCATCGTCTGGATGAGGTTGTTTCCCCCCGGCATCTGGAAGAGGTGCTTAGCATGATTCGGCACGTTGATTTGAATGGAGGCGGACGGGACCAGATTCTCCGTGTCGTACCCGGCACTAAAGGCGGTGACGTAATCATTGAACCCCACGACGGTGTACGGGTTGTTCGTGTCGGGGTCGCCGATGAAGTAGTTAATCAGGTATGGGAACCCCTCAAAGTAGACGAGTAGATCAGGGGCCGTCTTGATGATCTCGCGCTCTTGAACTGTCTGCGAGATATTGCGAATCACCGATCCCGTGGGAGGAGGCGTGATCGTCCCCGCCGTTCCTGCGGGGGAATTACTGGACGGAGTAATCGCGTTCGGAAGCTCCGATGTTGTCGTCTGCACAGGACCCGTCGAATCGATGATAGCCTGCTGCTCTGGTGTAAGAGGCATTATTTACTCCCAAAGGTCGGAGATGGAGTGGGGGTGTTCAAGATCGAGACTGGCGCAGCGCCCGGAGCACCGCCAGTGGAGGGCACGCTCGTCGGTGTGTAATCGGATGTGTTCGGAGACGCAGACGGCAACGCGGGCACGGTTTGGGCGGTGGTTACCGATGGTGTGTTCGGATTTACGTTAGTGGTCGGAGGCGGTGCCAAGCCTACCACGTTGTCCAATGACGACGGTAGGCGGGACGAAGCTGGCAATCCCTGTGCGAGCACCTGAGGGTCGATAGCTTTTTGGTAGGCAGAATATGCGTTCCCACGTTGCACGTCGTTCTTGATCTGGTTGTTGTACGGCGAGGTGGGGCGGAAACGCTCCTTCCACGCAATAAACGTGAGATTAAAATCTGCAAGAAACGGTGCGTCGGCGTTCTGAGAAATCTCTAGTTGCTCAAACATGCCGTACCAAACAAAGTTTCCAACTGTGAGTTCCACGTCCTGATGCATCTTGATACGGCGGCGTGCGAAATTAGCGGCCAGTGGTCCCTCATTCGCCTGCTCGCCCTCGAACCAGTAACCGTTGTTCTCGAAAACTATCTGAAGCTGTTCCAGATTGCGGTAAGATTGACTGTACTGCTGATACCGATCCGTGATTCCAAACGCCCAGTATTGACCCGCCGTCTTTCCGTGGAGCGTGATCTGGACGGAATCCTCACCCCAGATACCGAACTGCCAGCCGGAACGAGCGAACGCCTGTGCGTCCAGCGTTGAGCGACTGACCTGAACCTCGCTCGGGTTGATGAGAAACCGATAGGTCGCGTTTGTGGATGAGTCTGGTGTCCCCGACGCCGACTGACCGCGATTGAGAATGCGAATCGTCACGTAATCCACATACGGGCGTAACGCAGCGTGAACATAAAAATCGTCATACTGGACAAGCTCAGTACGACCTGTATTTGCGTACCCCTTATCCTCAGGCGAATCCATGCCTGATTGGTCATAAAGCTGCTCGAACTGATCGCTCATCGCGCTCGGATTTATTGGGACAGGGAGGATGCGCTTCTCACCGCGAATGGGGAGCGTCTTCGCCGAGTTGCTGGTGTTACCGCCCGCAGCCTGCGTCTGTACGTCGCTAATGTCGTTTGGATTTGGCATGTTATGATCCTGTTGACGGACCCGGAGGTGCGGGGCTCGGCAACGCTAGTGATGGCGTTTGGCGGCTGTTTAACGGAGCATTCGTCAGTGTGGGAACCGCTGGTGCGGACGGGATGTAGTACGCCGTGAGCGTGAGTTCTACTTGGAACACAAAGTTGAAGTTCCACTGAAACGGCTTCTCGGCATCCATCGTCCAAGAAAGCGACTTAAAGTACCCTTGGTACAAATTGTTTCTGAACGCCATCACAACGTACCCCTTGGAACGTACTTCGTTGTTTTTGGAGTTCTGTTGAAAGTTGGTAGCGCCCGAATTTGTCTGCCACACGGCGGGTGCGACCTGCGATTGACTCAACTGGTTGGAGTCGGTCGTCGTGGCTCCCGTGTACCACACGTTGCCGTTCATCTGGAACAGCTTCAGGAACTCGACGAAAGCGTCTTGAGCCGCCACACGATACGCTTCTGGGTTCTGTGCAACCGCCATCTCCACATCGGGGTCGTTGCTAAACGCCATGCCGACCTTCGTGGCGATGTCATCTGTGGTGTTGGCGGTGCTGAAATAGTCCGTGATTCCGAACTGATTCATGAAAACGCCCGTGGAAGCCGTCCCAGTGATGGTGTCGGCAGCCATACCCCAAAAAGTGATGTGCATTCCCGTGCGCGTGGGCTGGCGATTGAAGATGTGCTTGCTCAGAATGTTGTAGTTCGTCAACGAGGCGTTCAACTGCACCGTGATTGGACTAAGTGTGGTGGGGTTCAGCAACAGGGAGTTGCTTGACTGGCTCAAATAAACTTGAAACGACACGGGGAGTACGAGCCTCCCGTTAGCCAAATTGCCCGTGCTGTTGCGAACGCGCTGGTTGCCCGTGAGCAAGTTGTAATCGCTGTACCACGGAATCGCGCTCATGCTGGCATCGGTGATCTGAAGATTCTGAGAAATGGCAGTGGCTTGCACGGCCTGCGGACTATAAACGGTCGCACCTGCGACGGGCGTTGCAGCACCGACGTTGAAGCCGAGCGGGGCGGGCACGGTGTTGCCCGCCGAAGCTGCGTCGGTCGGCTGTACTTGTCCCGGCAGGGTTCCCTGTAGCGTCAGCTTATTGGCTGGTAGAATCTGAAGAGCGGGGGTGACGAGGACGGCTCCACTGGCGATCATCCCGAGTCTCGTGGATGGATTAACGCCCAGTGACGCCGCGACGTTCTTTATCCAAGTCGTGTCATTCGGCACGAGGATCGGTCC